ACATATACCCAAGAACCCTGTGAATTCATTTACCGTGTCTCCTCCTTAGAAAAGGTGGTAGACGGAGACACGATAGATGTATCGATCGATTTAGGTTTCGATGTTTGCACCAAACAAAGAGTGCGTTTGCTCGGAATCGATACCCCAGAATCTCGCACGCGTGATTTGACAGAAAAGAAATTTGGTCTTCTCTCCAAGAAGAAGCTCCGGGAATGGTGTCTCAAGGCGGTCGCATCTGAGAAGGATGATATCGAGATCCAACTCAGATGCCCGGAGGCCGATTCTAGGGGTAAGTTTGGTCGTATTTTGGCGGAAATATGGGTTTCCGAAGATGGTGAATGGACCAACGTGAATAAGTGGATGTGCGACAACGCGTTTGCGGTTCCCTACACGGGGCAAAACAAGGCCGATGTGGAAGCGCTTCACATGGCGAATCGTGAAAAGTTACGCGGTGCTGGTTTGGCGTAACCACAGATTAGCTATCCACTTCTCACCGGATTCAACGGGTGCTCCACCGTGAATCGCCTCTTCGGGTATATATCCCCAAGTATTGAGTGTATCAAAACTGAGTACATCCCCCTTTTTAAGTCTATACGACATATCCAATATGGGAAAATATGTCTCCCCACCTTCATATTCGTCATTCAAGGCGAATATGAATGTGTGTACCCGGTGATTAGTATCACTAGGAAATGCGTCGGAGTGTGGGTTATAGAACCCACCCGGTTTATAACGAATGACTTGTAATCTTTCACATCGAGAAATATCATCTGTGCATCTTTCCATCATTTCCCTAAGTTTAGGATCTCTGTCTAAACGTAGTCCCGCGGATTCGCTATCACGATACGTCGTATCATGGATTTTTCCAGTTCCTATCATCGATGGTTTTAGTTTTTTAAGTGCTTTCGATTTAATGTATTCACATTCCTCATCCGTAAGAACCCCTCGTATGATTTGAGGTTCTCGGTACTTTGGCCTGAATATGATGAAGAGAACCACGGCTAGTATTAAAAGGAGTGCTATCATCTATCATTAGCTAAGAATATATGATGTGGAATTACACAATCGTATCTCTTGTGTATCTGACTGCACACTCCATTGAAATATTTACATAGCTCTCGAGCCGTGTTTATTATTTCATCTTCCCGGTCCCTTTCAACTATCCACTGTCGTAACAGGTCACCCCCCGTGTCCACAAACATTTGTTGTATGTCCCGTATGTCTGTCATTTTATCATTATACTTCTGTCTTCTCTGAAGCTCCCATTTCATGCGCTCGTCATTAATCTTATTCATGAGATACTCTATTCTCAAAGACATGTTATCTTCGTACATGAATGCATACCTATATGCTAATAAATGTTCCGCCGTCACGACGAGATAATAGAAACGCATAATAGATGGAGGTGCATTTTCATCCGTGAGTTCTCTGTATATGGGTCGTCCGCCACACGGAATGTCGCCGTTTTCTCTCGACCGCTTCGTAAATTCAAAAAAATGGGGATTGTGTATGCGACCCTTTTCTATCGCTCCCGTTCGCCAATCAAACGCTGTTTGACACACTGTACACCACATCTGAGCACATCCATCAATTTTATGGATCATCGTGGAGCATTTAGGACATGGTCTGGTATCCTTGTTGATGAGTTTCATCGTTTTCACGAGTTCTGGGTCACACACGTGACCCGGTAGACACTCTTCGTTACATTTGTCACAAAACGATTTTTCGCATATTCCACATTTCCACAGTTCGTCTAAAAATCCTCTACAGTCTTCACATGGACACCCTCGCACGAACGCCGGTTTCCCTTCTATGACCCCAAAGCGCATGGATTCTATTTCAAGTCTAACGTATCTATGCGCACCTTCTAGAAATAAAGCCACTGTGAGGTAAAAATCTATCTGATCTCTAGGTGCTTTTGCCGTGTGTAAGTGTAAGTACCGACGTCTCGCCTTGATGTACGTATTTGATATATTTTCACGCAATTTACCAAGTTTTTGACGTTTGAGTATTCTCTGTACATACGGTTGCGTTTCGGGCATTCGAGCGAGTTCGCGTTCAAAGAGTATGCGTTCTTTGTGTTTCTTATATTCGTAGTTTTTGAAACGTCTCGTGCAAAACGAATCAATCATATCTCTCGTATACACCTTCTTACAGCTCATGCAATGTGCATCCTCGGTAGTTGATAACATGTATGTTTGATTACATGTTCGGCACGATTCAAAATCACAAAAAGGGCATACTACTTTTTTGTGATTTGTTTTATTTAAACGTTCACAGCACACACCACACGTCGTCATGTACTTCTAGGGGTCTTCTTCTTTAAACTATTGGGTTTGGACGCTGGCTTACCGGACAAAAGGCGCTTGACTTCACTGAATAGCTTGATATACACGGGCTTACCGGAATTCTTTTCACGATTGATGAACTGTTCGTAAATTTTGATCTCTTTGCCGAGCGTACTCTTACCGGTATTGACCGCGTGACGAGACTGCTTTACGAGCGCGTCGACGCCTTTCTTGAAGCGGGGGCTAGTGGCGGAGGTTATGTTCCTGACGTCGACGAATGGGACTGGAGACATCTTACATTTTATTAAGAAATAATTTCTACGTCTGTCACTAATAAACAATATCGTCGGTTGCTGTCCGATTCGATTGTAGTCTTTATGAAGTTACCTTCTGTGTATTCTCTTATGAGTCTTTTTATAGCATCAATATGCATATAGGATTTATGTAAGTATGTATATGAAAGCCATTTACGCCCATGCCAACTATTTTCATTATCCACAATTTTCCATATGCCACAACACTTGTTCATTACGTGGATCGTTGGAAAAAATTCATCATCACCGGTGTCGACGATGGTTTCCATTTTTTCATAATTAATTTTAACCATGTCACCCACCTTCACCTCGATGGCTTTTTTCTTACCACCGATAGCTTCCGCGAATTCTTTGTATTCTGAATCCATAAAATCATATTTGGACTGAAGATTGTCGAGTAATCCAAGAAGATGATGGCGATCCATGGTCGGGGAGAGATACTATTTATGATGCTCTCGTCGACTTAGGCATTCATTCACCCCATAAATAACTCATTGACCTTGATGACGTCGACGAATGGGACTGGAGACATCTTACATTTTATTGAGAAATAATTTCTATGGATCGAACCCTGATACATGGTCTCTGGCTCAGATATCTAAGTGTGCTACACCGAATGATCTTATCCTCCCCGTGATATTTCGATATTTTTTCAATCTCACTCATGTACATGTCAGCCTTGTGTAAACACATATGGCTTATCTCCCATCCATAACTGGCATCCCCGCCAACATGGTGATCATGTTCATTTTCAACGATTTTCCATAGACGAGAACAGTCGTTGTGTAAGTCTACTACAGGTCGGACTGCATCATCATCCCATTCGGTTCGGATATTCAATACGGAATATTCCACCCGGACAAGATCACCCGGTTTGAATTCAAGCTGTTTCTTTTTACCACCCAGTGCTTCGGCGAACTCCTTATATTCTTCGTCCATGAAGGAGTACTTCGATTGGAGTTTGTCAAGGAGTCCGAGTAGGTGATGGCGGTCCATTTCAGGCATTTTGATTTTTAATCATAATCGATTTGACTTAGGCATTCATTCACCCCATAAATAACTCATTGACCTTGATGATGATATACGAATATATTTGAATGGCCACTGGAACCACATATTGCTTAAAAGTAATAAACATTTAAAAATAATGATTGAAGAACTCGCCACAGAGATATATTCTCAACTGGGACCTGGTTACAGCGAGAGAGTATATCATAATGCTATGGAGGTACTCCTTCGCTCGAAAGGGGTGCCATATGAATCGGAAAGGGTCATTCCTATCCCATTCCAGGGACACGTGATTGGTAATCTGAGAGCAGATATCATCATAAACAATGAGACTGTACTCGAGTTCAAGACGATCAAAACCTTAAATGAGTCGGCTGAGGTTCAAGGTTATAACTACCTTCGTCTGACTGGACTGAAGACTGCGTATCTGATAAACTTTCCTCCGTGTCAGAATCGCTCTGTGGAGGTAAGATGTATCGCATCGCTAGAATGTACGGAAACACCCGAGTGAGGTGTTTGTAGGTATCACGTGTTTCTTCGTAATATTTTTTAGGATCTTTCATCTCTTCATTGAGAATATGACGGGCCTTATCCAGGTAAAACTTTGCTTCTTCTATACAAAATTTTTCGTATTCGTTCATTACATATAAAAAAGCCCATTTCTTTAAATTGTCGGTATAAACTCCCACCGTAGGTCATGACATATCTTTTTCCATATCACATCTTGTTGGTATAATTTCTCTTTGCTTTTGAGTAGTGGAAAATACTGGAGATACGAATCTTCACTCAAAAGTTCACAAAATTTGTACAACACGTAGCTATATGAAAGAAAATTGCGACGATTCGAAGGGCAGTTATCGTCGAATGGTTTCTGTATATCCTTAAACATGATTCGAAGACGCTCTTCAAGTTCTTGGGGCATATTCGGTGGTTTCACACCACTCAATATATTTGTAATGTAGGGTACGTGTTCATAATATTTGTTCATTTTCAACTTTTTCAAAAGACTTCGAACTCGGGCGTGGGTGATTTCTTCGAGTGTTTTTATTTTCATCTTTTTGAGTTCGTTTCTGAGCTGTTCCATGACCTCTTGTGGAATAGTCGTGGTTTCTTGTGCTTGAAATTGAGATAGCCACTCGTTAAAATGATTCTCACGCTTATATGAATAATTCACAATCTTCTCTGACGTCTCTTGTTCTTCTCTATATGTGAGCTCTTCACTTATGAGTGTCGCTATTATCGCACCACACCCGTCACACACAAGTTCACTCGTGTCTTGAAAATGAAATATGTTACTTTCATTACACGTGGGACACACATCTTGTTTCTTAGCTATTTTTCTATCAACGTTTAGGTTTTCTACATCTGATAAATATTCATTGAATATGTCTTTTCTTTTAAGACCTGTCGTTATTTTACAGTTAAAGACGTTATCCGTACTCACTTTAGCGTCTATTTCTTCAGTGTGTTGTTTCATATAGGGCATACATTTTATAATATAATCAGACATCTCATTTTCATATTTGGATCGATTCACTGGATCCTGTTCCATGGAGTCTTTCCAAGTATCTATCTTGTTGTTATATCGACTTAAAAAATTTCCTTCCATATAATTAGTTAGAATGCTACGCAATCTTTTAACTACCGTAATCATATGGATTTACGATACTTATAAGAACTTTGTCTCAATACCAAACCACAGGATACTACATTCCTCTATGGAATATTTCATAGACGGTAAAAACCCACATTTAGTCGACGGGGAGTTCTGGGAGAATGAAACTAAAAAATGGGACGGTCTTTTTGACGAACATTACGTCGAAACAAAGAGTATGTCATACAGGGGATACACACCACCGACAAACGTCAATAAAACTATTATCAGAATCAAATACTGGTACAATGATAAATTGTACAAGTACCTGACGTATAATACAGGACACGAATGGCCACCCAAAGAAACGAAGGACATAGTTTTTAGCATACCAATTGTATCAGCGCATCTAGTCGACACAGACGATAAACCAGTGAAAGACGTACTCGGAAAAATTAAACGGTACGCGGGTCCAAGAGGGGACTTTCACGGTGAAAATATGAAGATAAGCGATATGTTATATTACGATATGGATACACTAAAGACTATGTATCCGGCTATAAAACTAAGAAACTTATTTGGGAGGATAAAAACCGTGAGTACAATTACAGGGTGCATTACTGATCTATCTGTGATTTAGTCGCAAGATAGAATTTAAGGTCTCCTAAGTTGGCAACGTTGTATTTGAGTATGAGGAACCTATTCAGTTCTTCTTGCATGATTTGCACCGTTGAACACATATTCGTCGCCTTGGTGAAAATGTTCATGTATCGAAGGGAATAGACACCAGATATATTGGGACTCTCTTCCGTACATTGAATTTCGGTTTCTTGATTGGCGAAATCACCTTCACATTTGAGTCTGAATGCAGTGCCATTCCGTGTAATTTCAATATCTGTGCCTATGTTGTACATGTCTCGGCAAATTCGTTGAAAATCAATGGAAGGCATCGGCGTCACGGTCGTCATATTCATATCCGGAACCTCAATTTGGCTTTCATTAATATCAAGTAATTTGAGAGCGAATTTAGTACACGTCTTCTTCGTCTCGTTATGAATTTCTAGGTTCATGTATTCTCTCGAGTCTATGCTCATCATCAACACATCATTGTTTGTGATTGATTTGAGCAACTTGAACGTATTCGTCACATTTATACCCGCGACAATCTCACTTTCACACGAATACTCTTCGAAATTGTCCGCGGACAAGAACATGTCCACGAGTGACGTTCGAGCCGTATCAAGTGTGGTTACATATAACCCATCGGGCTTAAAATACACATTCACGTCATTGAGTATATCTTTGAGTACCTCAAACGTAGATTTTATAGCACTCGCCTGTATGGTAGCGAGTTTCATCATACCTGATAAACTTTTGCTTTAATTCTTTATATTGTTGCTGTAAGTTTGTGATACGTCACGGTTTATCTTTTCTTCAAGTTCGGACGTCATGGGTGGTTGTAAAGTGCGCCCGTAATCATCGAGGCCAAATATGTCCGAATTACCTTCACCATCGAGCGATGTCATGGAACACATACCAAAATCACATGAGTCTATATCGTTATTTGGTAAGAGAGACTCGAGCCAATTTTTGATTTCGTTTCCGACGAGGAATTTACCATTCTTCGTGAGTAGGGTGGGAACACGTGTTATTTTGTGCGCGTATTGGGGAGGTATACCCTGTGTATTCACGTTGTGGTAATTGACAAGTTGGGCAATTTGGGGTCGCCTCTTGACATAGTCTATGATATCCAGACTATGACTACACTTTGGACTATATATCAAGAGAGACATCTATTGAAATAAACGTGTAAAAACTTTAACTCATACGGACGCACCACATAAAATTTTTGTGATGGTATAGTAATAATGAACCGCAAGTGGGTACCATTACTGATAGTCGTCATACTCGTTCTTTTCCTCATGTCCAGGGCGGAAATGTTTACCCCTAAACAAACCGCACCCGAAATAGATGAAGGTGTATTGGATCTCAGTCAATACGAACAACTCCAAAACGTAAAAGTCTCCAATAATGTGATGGAACAAATCGTACTCTCCGTTAATAATCGTATAAAAGAACTCACCGGTTTGTGTACCTACATCATAGACACACACGAAGTTCGTAAATACAAACACGGTGAAACTGGTGATGAAGTGTACAGGTGTCGCTTTATGGTTCTTAAACACGGTGGATTCCCATTTGCATTTGCCGTGTCCTCGGACGTTCGAATCATGAATGACCCCGAAAGTGTAAACTGGAACGACCTCAACATGCAAGCCACTTTGCGAACACTCGGTGTGTCCCAAAATGAATTGGACAAGACACTCAAGGATGTCCCCATAGAATTCGTCGATGAACAGACTGGCGAGATCGACGTGACTAAAGTCATCATCGCGAAATATATGAAAGAGGTGAGCGATGCGAACCCACTCGTGGTTGTCGTCTCTCTCAGAACGCAACCACTCGACACACAAAAACCCGCGTCTGACACCATGTTTACAACTGATAAGGAAATCCGGGAATTTGAAGACTTTGATAAAATCAGAGAGAATCACATTAATTTCATCAAGAATACACCACTCGTGGAAAAGAAAATACGAACTCCCGAAGAGATGTACGGTCGCCCTAAAATCGCCGAAAATATTTCGTTAGAGTAATTTAATGATCAGTGTCAATGAGATATCAAAGATAGCTGAAAAACGTAATAAATTGCGTAAGGAAACTTACGTCAAAATATACGAACAGATATCAAAAAAAGTTAGACAAAGTGCTGAATTCGGAAACAAATTCCTACTTGTATCTATACCATCGTTTGTAGTTGGATTTCCCGCGTTTAATAGAATTAAGGCTCTTCATTACATAAAACGACAACTCGATCTAGGTGGATTTATCACGCGTATTGTGGGTGAACATGAATTATACATATCATGGACTACAGCAAAGAAAAAATCAACACCGCAACCCAAGGAAGAGATACTCACAGAAGAGTTTGGAGATTTTCCATCTTTCGTAAACCTAAAGAAAGTAGCGAATAAGTACAGGGGAAATGCGGGAAAAGGCACGTAAAAAAATTTCACTCTATCATAAATGGATAACCTCAATGTGCTCGTAGAAGCCAAACGGGAATATTTGGGACAATTGTCCCATTTGATGTGTCCAGTTATGATCGAGACGTTTGATAAAATTTTCGAAGAAGCGTACACCATGTCCAAGGGGCGTAAAGTTCTCATCATGTTCCAAAAACTTCTCAAAGAAGTTCCCAACTGGAACGAGGGTATGTCTAAGCAACACACCGATAACATCGCGAACAGGTGTGCTTGGTTCAACGATCTTCTCGCCGCCGTATTCGTGAGTTGTGTAAAGATTCTTTCGTCCGTGCGTCTCGGTAAGGATAACAGGAAGATTTCTCTTAAATTGCCCACAAATGAAACCTTCATTCAAACGTGTTACAATAACATCGCCAAGGATATTTACAAAGATCCATACATCTTTACCGATAGTCAAAATGAACACGCGCGCGATGAAAAGTTGTTCCAGCGATTCAGTGTGGTGATCGAAGCATCGGTTCGTGAACTCATCCCAGTTCAACAAATACTTCAAACGTACATGAATAATGAATCTGAAGACATAGACGTCGGTGGCGAAGCGGAAGACACCGAAGACCCAGAATTTGTCGACGAATACCAAGAGCCAGAACCTACAGCGGAACCAGAAATGGGTCCACCCGAAGGTGAAGCCGAGCCCATGGTCGAACCTGAACCCGAACCCATGACCGAAGCTGAGCCACACATGGGCGAGCCCCAGCAAATGGAAACACAGAGCTCTCCATTCGATAACGAATTCAAGACAATTTCTACTACCGAACAACCACCAGAACAACACGAGGAAGAAGACGATGTGTTGTTCCCAGACGCATCGGAAACCCGTGCAAAAAAAGTTGGTTATAATTAAATGGAGTTCGAAGACTATTTAAGAGATCCAGCGTGGGCTGCCATCGTAGCGGGTATAATCACGGCTGGATACATTCACCTCAAGTCGAGACTCAATAACGAAGGAAAGCTCCCAGCGAGCGCCTATTCAAAACCAGCTTTCTTAAATGCGATTCTCGTTTTTTTCATAGTATCAAATGGTATAGGAGGTAAGGAAACCATATCAACAGAACCATTCGCTTAAAGAGTAGGTGAGTAATGTTTACAGTAACTATGAGTTCTGTAACTGCTTTCAATGATATGATGGGGCAATTTCTTGCGGAACTTCACAAAACGTTTCCAGAAGAAAAGGGTATCAAGAAGTGTATGTCGGGCTTCGAAATTATGCGAACGTCTAATCCGAGACTCGTAATTGATGGGTTTATGTCCAGTGTTACGCCATTCGCCGAAAAGATTTCCGCGAAGGATGACACGTTCTTTCTCAACGAAGCGAAGAATCTTGATTTCTTGAAGGATGTGAAGCTCGAAGAGAAGTGGGCGTCTGTGTCTCAACAGACGAAGGACGCCGTGTGGCAATACATTCAAACACTGTATATGCTCGGAACCACCATCAGTTCTATTCCAGAAGACACACTTTCCATGATTGAAAAGGTGGCGAAGGAATGTGCCGATAAGCTCGAAGGCCAAGACGGTGGTATCGACGAGGCCGCCCTTATGAAGACCATGCAGGGAATGCTCGGGGGTATCTTGAAAAAATAAAACTACTATATATTAAATGAGCTCTTGGTTTAGAGACCCCCAAAATCTCGTTGATGATAAAAAGATACTTGAATTTTGGCCATCGAGTGCCCAATCCCCAGCGGAACGCGTGAATGCTGGTTCGAGATTCATAATCTACGCCGCGTGTATTCATTATTTGATAAAGCGCGACGTACGAATCTTTATACTGGCCGGAACCGCGTTGGGTGTTCTTTATGTTATGGATAAGGCTGGTATGGTGAAGAAGTGTCCCACCAGTGGAACAGAGTTTTACGAAGGTGTCAATAATTCGTGTCAATTACCAACCCGTGATAACCCAATGGCAAATGTTCTCATGGGAGATGATCCAAACCGGTATCATGCGTGTAGCCAAGAAACTGTGAAAGCGGACGTTGACTCCTTTATCACTGGTAGCATTCAGTATGGTCAAACTCGTTCTCGGGCGACCCTTCCAAAATACCAACAAAACGCATTTTCCCGTCAGTTTGTTTCTGGTCCAGTAACCACTGTTCCAGGTGACCAAACTGCATTTGCCGAATCATTGTATGGTAAGAAGGGTGCCCCAATGTGCAAGTCGGATGGAACCATGTGCAACCCAAATGCGAGAGGAGTTCAGCTTGAGGCTTTTGCGGGTCTTGACCCAAGTGGTGATGCAAGAAGAACCGCCACTAGACCTTTGATGTCGTAAATAAATCTCACGTAATAATAAATGGCTTACCAATTGCAGCCAGGTCTTAGTATAGTTGAGAACCCAGCTGTTCCAGTGAACTGCGCCACGGATGAAGTGTTTGTGTACCCTCAGCCCAGTACATTGAATCATGGCTCGAGTCGCCCAAACACCATGTTGTATGGTACAGCGCCATTCATGGCTGGAAAGGGTGCTCCAGCGGAATTCATAGACACGAGCGATCAACTCAGACCCCAATCTACAACGAGATTTAACAAGGTTCTCGCGAAGACGTACGAACAAAATTTGTTCCCATTGCAAAACATGGAATGTAAGTTGCCTCTTCGTACTATTAGCTACGAACCAATGAGTACTCGATCCGAAGTACAAAATGGAATGTTTAACCAAAGATACGTAAATAAAAATATCAATAAGAAATAAGAATGGCTGACCCAATATCTATAGCAGCTATCGCAGGTCTTGTGTATGCGGGTCGAAAGTTGAGTCAACCCAAGGAAACCTATACTCTTACACCAGAACAAGGTGCCCCTGTTCGTGCTCCTACGATCGAACCATCGTATAAGATAGAACCAGTAAAGGAACGCCCAATTGAAAATTTGAAGCCGGTAAAGACACATATCGATAATATGGGAACTATCGCACCACAATTGAGATCGAGTGGACAAGAGGTTTTGAATATGAGAAACCGACTGAATGATTACAACCGAATGAATAACGTGTCGCCCGTGGAGAAGAGGCTCGTTGGTCCAGGTTTGGGTGTGGACCCATCGGTTGAAAGTTACGGTGGTTACCAGCAGCTTTTGCGCGTGAACCCAGAAAATGTCGGTGCTTACAGGCTCACTACCTTGCCCGGTAGATCTGGTCCCGCTCAAGATGTTTCTGGTGGCCGACGTGGTGTGGCCGGTGCCATCGGTAACAACCGACCAGAAACGACTACATTTTTGCCCGAACGTCTTCCAATGGCGCTCGGAAAATCGCAAGGATTCTCAGGTCGCACTCCACGCGGAAGCCACGAACGCACAAAACGAACCACTAACCGAGCACAAACTGGTCTACGAACCGATACCCTTAGTAATGCCCCAGCGAAGAGGTTCATCTCTGCGCAAACTGTCTCCCAAGATCCAACTCGTAACAGGAAGGATGGTAACATGGAACAATATCAGTACGCGAATCAGCCACAACCAGGCGTTAGTAGTTATGCGCATGGTTATCTCGAGTCTCCAGCAGTCGCCATTGGTGGAAGTAAGTCGTACACACCCGAAGAGCTCGGCCGTTACGGTTTCCGTCCAGATGAGCGACGCGGTAAGGCGAACCGTTCGGCAAATCCAGGTCGCATGAACGTCAGAGCGGGCCCACTCAATCAAGGTGGTCTTCTCACGTCAGCTCGTTCCGATACGACCCGTGTTGACGGTCGCGTGAATCCATTGTCCGGTGGCTGGATGCAACAATACTCGAACAGTTCGTACCACGATCTCAATGCGTACAAGGGTCACCAAAACCCACACGCATCTCAGGGCAGTTTGAATGTCGCGAAGAAACAGCTCATGAACAACCCATACGCACACCATTTGTGCTAAGAACCAATTTATTTAGAGTAATACACTCATTAAAATATTATACGCATATTTTAATGAAGGTCCATACCTTAGATATAGATAGTGGTGATAGAGACCCCATACTTTACCCAGATTCAGGTGATTATACGGTTTTCTTAAAGACACCCGTGTATAATGTATCGAAAATAAAACTTATATCGGCTCGTATACATAATAGTCAATTGCTCATACACGACAGGAATAACACGTTTACTATGAATACAGCGACGTACAGTGAAACCGTCACGTTACCAAATGGTAACTATGATGGTACAGAATTGGCGAGTAACCTTGTACAACACTCCGATGTCATAGATAGTGCTACATATCTGAGCACCACGAATGATATAAATATAAGTAACCTAACAAACGATTTCACATTCGCGTTTTATGGGGGAGAGAATGGATACACATCGGATACATCTAATACGACACCACACGATGTATTAGGTCTTCCACCAAACAATGTACACTCTACGTCCAATTCCCTGAAAACGGGTAGTCTTAATTTACAGGGTGTGGATGCATTTGTTTTAAAGTTGAGTAGTGGATCGGACGAATTTAACAAATCTATCTACTTTAATACACCCTTTTACACGGGTAAAATACTCACACACGGTGATGTTGTAAATTATTCTGGTGCAGATGATACACTTGAACACGAATTTCATTCGGGTAAACAGCAAACTATATCGTCCATACGCGTTCAATTTTTTTACAGTAGCAATGGACGTCTCATTCCGTACGACTTTAGAAATGCAAACCACGTGTTAAAATTTGCGTTATCTTGTTCAACTGATAAACTTGAAAATGTACCGAAAGTAAAGATACCAATCGACGAGGAAGAGGAAGAGGAAGATGCGAAGAAGGAGGAGTCCGACTCTAAAGTTGAAAAATACACTATTCACGGAACGGAAAATAAAGCCGAAGACGTGGATAGGTGGAATGCTATCATATCTATAATTTTTATAATTTTAGTCGGATTTGTCCTACTTTTAATTCCAAAGAGGAAACCACTTAGCGGGTGACCGCGTATAATGGTTGCGATGGTCTTTGGACACGAGTGGAGACTCGGGAGATCGAAAGGTAGACGACAATGGACAACAAGGTGGTGAACAACGCAGTGAGCGTGTAGTTCATACCACCGTTCTTGTTGACCTTGACGACCTGGTTCACCAGCCAGCGGACGAGGTCCATCCACGAGAGGGCGGCCGCGAAGGAGAAACCGGCGACGACGGCGTTCAAGGATTGCGATTCGAGTTCTTGGCTGATAAGCGTAACAGTTTCAGCGGCGGACATGGTATATATTACATTTAGAAAATTTATTCTGGGACTAGTTCCTCTACGACTAATATCTTCTTGTATTTTTTGGCCTGGTAACCCTTTGTTTTTGATTCTTCGGTTTCAGACTCTGAATCTGAGTCAGAGTCTGAATCGGAATCGGAATCGGAATCGCCCGCTCTGAACGTTTTATATTCCGTATCCGTCCACCCCTCAGGTTCCTCGGTGTCCATTACTATCAATGGCATTTTTTAAAATCTCTTCGGACGGGCTCATCGGAACCCACGCGTCCCAGGTATCGTATGCTTCATTTATCTTATTCAACCCCTCGTCACCCCCCGTATATCTCGTAAAATCGCCTTCACGTTCTTCGATTACCTCCATATCGGGTGTGTCATCACCTTCGTAAATTTCTGGGAAGTAAGAGCCAATCTTCTGTCCAACTTCATATCTCGCACAATATTTCATGGCATACTCGACGTCTTTCATGAGAATTGAATCTCTCCCACACGCCTTGGAATACTCGCATGCGAGTATGATAGCCCTTTCAATCACTGGTATCAATATATTCGACATCGTTTCCATATATTGATCCACTTGTGTGTCTTCATTGTTCGTTAAATCGTAACCTGTCTTCATTATGTATCAAATATCAGAGTACAGAATCCGTTTTCTACGCGGAGTATGTTATAACTTTGAGCATAAACTCTAAGTTGTTTATCTTTGTTTACTGAATATTTAAACAACCCCACGCGCGCCATTTGGTTTTTTACATAGGATAAATTGAGTTGACCTGAAGGTTGCGTGTTTTCGGGTTCGAGAGCAAAACTATACATACAAAACCTCCTGTAAACGGGCGTCCTCGAGTGATGTTTTGCTGGCTGGATCGCTCTCAAATGAATAATATTTCCAGTGACTTCATCCAGTATGGTTTCTCCATCAAACTCAAGTTCGATCTGTTTTACGTGTTCTGAATTCGTGAAAAGTCCATATTGGTCCACATTATCATTCGCACAGTATTGATATGGTGTGGCGAAATCGTTCACCGCGGATGGGTCGTTGTCAAACTTATCCTGTACCACAAAAAACAATTCTTTGACGGGATTCAACATATTGAGTCTAACCTCATGTACATTACATTCATTAAGTGGGTCAGACTTGGCGTCGGCGTGGTTGAGTTCAAATGTATTCGTTTGTGTCTGTGTTATCAGGTAATCGACACGTTTAGGAAACTTTTTATCTTTTAAGCTTACCATTTCGGTTGAAAGTTGAACACTTTTTATGAGCTCCGTTGGATTTTGACCGAGGTAGTAAGAACTTGCCTTATTCCCAATTGGATTACCCGAATCCACGGCAAATATACACTCTTCTGCCTTTCTGAAACGTATCGCTATCTCGACTTCCTGTTTAGTGATAGCATGTAGAGGTATAGCGAGTTCCGGGTGTTCGTGGAAATAAAATGGAAGGTCTACTCTATAAGACGTGTCTTCTTTAGATGCCGATACTCTATCATCACGTATACCCGTGTATAAATCAGTGTACACGGGGAATATCTGGTTGGGTTTACCGACCAGTTTTCTGAGTGCGGCCTGTTTTGATTGCGTCACAGATATCTCGGAATAAATGGCTAACATATCGGATGGTATTCTTTGCACGAGAGTACCACCTATGTATAATTCTGCATACTCTATCATGGCTTGAGCGATCGATTCGCAATATGTGACATCGTAAGGCGACAAGCCTTGATTTATAGACCCGAGTGTGATTTTCACACTCAAACCTTTCAACAAGTCGCCTTGGTTTTGTGGTATAACACACCGTATTTCTTCACCAAACTCCACTCTACCCGTAAAATCTAAATCGTCGTAGAATCTCGCATAATTTCCATGCTTTTTGAAATTTTTTATAAAGTACGTGTATTCTGGATCATCGGTAAATGACCTGTCCTGTGGACCCACAGTTTGAAGCTGAACTCTACCGGCCATTCTAATATTACATCCTAAAATTTTAACCCGGCCATCCCTCCATTTACTCTCACGACGTTGTAATTTGTTGCGTATACGTGTAGAGTGTGCGATCGAGTCGAGTTAATACCATCATCTAATTCAACCTCGAGTAATTTGTGTATAACACGGCTCATATTCACTTGCCCAGTTGGATAGTGAACGCCTGGTTTCATAGAAAAGCTATACACGCCGAACTCGTTATCTGGGTCTATGGAGTTCGTGTAATTCCTGAGTGGCTGTTCTGCGGATAACATGAGATTGTCTGCATCTATCACGGTATTGTTGTTAAATTTCAAATGTACGTGTTTTATTGGGACGTGCGCTTTTGTTACATCATCCTTCGCCAAGAAAAAGAGTTCTTTCACTGGATGCTTGAAATTAATCATCACGGTGCGTGAAGAAACACCGGCTTTCATTCGTATTTCAGCCACCTGTGTTTGGGTGATAACATATTCAATCGGTCGCGTGCGTATGAAATTTTTCTCATCTTCCGTGACGTATACGAAATCACAAAACAGACTCATATTTCTGGGTGTAATATCACACGTAATTGGTGTGATTTTGGTGTATGTGGACAAACTGTCGTCATGCTCCACCGTCAACTCATCCGCTGGTTTCAATTTAACCTTTACTTCTATGATGTGAACATCGAGACCACACGTCGGGATGGCGAGACTTGGATGTCCGTTGAAATAAAAGGGTAATTGTATTTTGTATTTTTGAAAATTTGTGTATTGTGGGTACGTGGCGTCATTTATAATTGGGTAGCTGTTATGGAGGGTCGTTGGAACGAGCGTAAATGTTGTATCGTTGTCTGTATAGTTAAGTTGATTGTACATGTATATGTAATCACCGGTGATACGCTGTATGGTTTGTCCGCCTATGATCAAATCGGCGTATTTGATCATCTTCGTGGGTGTGGACGTATCCCATCGAATTTGCTTAACATCCAGGGCTACTGCATGGCCCTGATCTACCGTGTGTCGTATGATCACGGAACTGTAATTTGCAACAATATTTACTTGTATCTTGAGCCTTAGTATGTGATCGCTTCCAACTAATTCATATGACCAATCGTTCACACCTATACCCTGCACGACTTCAAATTGCTCTGAACTTGTAAACGTATATTCAACGCCCTGATACACGGTGAGACTCGTCGTCGCGATATTATCGATGAGTACCTCATTCGGGTTAGAACCTTTCTCGAGTGTGTACGAAACATTATTTTCACTCTTAGGGATTGGTGGCGGTAAATCTACGCTCAGCGTGACTCCTTTGAGCATATCACCCGTGTTATTCTGTATTCGTGCCGTGGCTTCGCTTCCGGGTTCATTGAAACGTTCACATGGAATTTCAACTTGTTCAAAAGCAAATTTTGTATGCCGTCTAAATCTTGATATGAAGTGTGAGTACTGTGGTTGCTCAGTGAGCCACCTGTCCTGAATGCCTCTGACTGCGAGTGACAATTTACCCGACATTCCTACTATTTGTGAGTAAAATTTTGGTAATTAAAACGATGTGATATTTTAGAATGAACATTCAGTTGCGAAAATTCAATCCAGCCAAGATGGGCGACGACAGAATATGCGTCTTTATTGGAAAACGTAACACAGGTAAATCCACGTTGGTCAAGGATATCATGTATTACAAAAGACATATACCAGCTGGGATAGTTCTCTCAGGCACAGAAGAGGGGAACCATTTTTACGGAAAGTTCATACCAGACGTCTGTGTCTACGGAGATTACGATGGGGAAGCCGTCGATCGTGTTTTGTCCAGGCAAAGAAAACTCGTCGGTTCGAGGGGTAAAAACAACACAAATGGAGCCTTCATGCTTTTGGATGATTGTATGTATGACTCAAAGTTTTTGAAGGAAACGCGAATTAGACAATGTTTTATGAATGGTCGACACTTTAACATATTTTTCATGTTAACTATGCAATATGTGATGGACCTCCCACCTGCCCTGCGTGCCAATGTGGATTACGTTTTTATTCTTCGCGAAAACATCATACAAAATAGAGAAAAGCTCTATAAGTCATTTTTTGGTATTTTTCCATCTTTCGATATGTTTTGTAAAGTGATGGACCAATGTACAGAAAACTACGAGTGTCTTGTACTTGATAACACTGTTAAATCTAACAAGATTACAGACTGTGTCTTTTGGTACAAGGCGAAAATTAGAACGGGGTTTAGGGTAGGGAGTCCACAATTGTGGAATATGCACAAGAAGACGTATAATCCAAAATATTTAGAACAGCAGGAGGCTGATGCGAAGAGGGCTACAAAGAAAACACACCTTACGGTCACGAAACGAAAATCGTGATGCGTCACTTAACAATTTCAAAAAAATCAGTTAACATTAAATGTCTACCGACGTGCGGACGTTGAATCTTTCTGAGAATGATGATGGTATGGTTCCACTCACGACATCTTTTGTGCAAAACAATCAACCCGAAAAAAATGTGAGTCAAAATAAAGAAATGACCATGGATTCCACTGCCATCGCTGATATTATGGGTCAGCCAGAAATGCCCCTCGAACCACCAATGATGGAATCCGATCCACGGGTCCAGCAGCCAGTTGTTATGCAACAACCAATGGTGCAACAGCAGCAACCACAACAACAGGTGGTCGCACAAACAAAAAATCCATTCAACCTTACTGATGAGCAGATGCAAGCCGTCGTCGTCGCGGCGTGTACTGCGGCTGCCATTAGTAAGCCTGTGCAGGAAAAGCTCGCCAATTATGTGCCCCAATTCTTGAATGAACAGGGACACCGAAGCATGGTCGGCCTCGCGGCGACCGGTGCTGTGGCGGCTGGTATTTTCTATGTACTCAAGAGATACGCTTAGAAGTCACCGCCGAGTGAAGTGACTCTGTAGATGTATCTACCGTCATCGACAAATATATTAGCGATTACCAAACCACAAACAAACGTGGGTATCAAAAGCGCCAAAGACATTCCAGTGCTTCTGATATCTTTTCCAAACGCGCGGAGTTCTTGTTTCACTTCGCCTATAGAACTTATGAATATAGACGCGATCGCGTACGAAATCGCACACGCGAGTAGTATGTATTTGTGATCCGTTCCGAAATCACCGAGTCTGATGTACGATTTAAGTCCACCTCTCGCGATCAAGTTCAATGTGAATGGAATCAATATGAGGACGAACATGCTGATGACCCATGGTTTCGCCTCGTCGCTCACTTTATCGGCCAACACTGGACTCAACATTATCATGAGACTCGCGATCCACATGAGGATAAAAATAAAAAGTGCTCTATTCATTTACAATAGGTATATATTATTTATCCTGGACGTGTTTACCACAAAATTCCGTCTTTTCCGGTATCTCTTGGTAAATGCCTATGGCGATAGACATGGTTTTGATTTTATCGTATTTGTCCCAGAACGCAGGGCTGTGTGCGTACTCCTCGACACACGTGTGTGCGAGTTCGTGAATTAACACGTGCATGATTTCGTTTGGTTCGCCGTCTATGCACAAACCTATTTCGTGTCCCTTGTTTACACTGTATCCCACGCTCCCCTGTTGCGCTCTGTTATGTGCGGTGATGGGTATGGGGTCGACCAAATGTGCAAACTCGTCGTTATCGGTTTCGCGAATGTGTTCCCTGAGAAGTTCGTACCTCTCCTTGACGATACGTAAATTTTCGGGTTCAGTCGTGTGTATGTATATGTATACGTTTAGGAGAAACAAAATAACCAGAAGTATCATCTCTTATATACAAAGATAAATTTGGAGTATAGGTCTGATATGGGATTCCCAGACATGGGTTCCCATGAATCTAATCTAAATCCAATTTTTTCTAAACGCGTGACTAATAGGTCTCTGTGTGCTATAGGTTCGGACTTTGCGCCGTCTTGATAATACGGTGTGTCTTCGAGGTGAACAAACAACTTTTCACCAAATTGTCCATTACTCGTCGATTTCATGAGAAAGAAACTTTCCTTGCCGTACTTGAGTGGCGTCTTAAATACGATTTGGTTTGAATCGGGTATGATTCCTATGAGCCTTCCACCGGGTTTCATGCGTCTTCCTATTTCACGTGTGGTTTCTCTGAAGAGATCCTCGCTCGCGAATATATAGTGAAGTGAAAAATTGTAACACACGACATCGTACCTTCTGTTTGGTGTAGACATGATGTCTCCTAAATAAAAATTGACACGCATCTTGAACGTCTTTGCCCTTGATTTGGCTTCATCGAGTGCATCGCCGAGTGGTTCACATGCACTGAGATTCACCTTACAATGTTTGTACTTACCGAGATCACCCCCAAACCCACACCCCACATCCAACACGGCGTCACCTTCCCTACATACTCTCTGTATGAGTTCCCTCTTCTCGGCGTTATGATGTTTCCGTATCTCCTCCATAAAATTAATTGATATTTTTTCAACATTGGTTTGACTTAGGTATCCCTTGTGCTAAAAGGCTATATTGGTCTCATTTGGACATGGGTTGTGGAATAAAATTTAAAGTAACACCATGTTTTTTTGAAAATGAAATTAGAAAAAAAAATAATTTTTTTTACACTTTCTTTTGAAAGAAAAAAGTTTTAAAAATAAAAAAAATTTTTAAAAA